GGTCACAGAGGTGCTCTGGGTCGTCGATGCGCTCGGGGACACGGAGGTGCTTGGGGTCACGGGGGTGTCAGGAACGCTCGGGGTGTCCGGGGTCGCACTTCCTGAACAATTGTTTCCAAATCCTATTGGACACGTCCAACTCATAAAATATGAAATCACGAATATAGCTACTATGAGTACTGCTATAATTATGTAAATCATTCCACCTCCGGACTCCGCGACATTGACGTCCATTAAAATAAGTCTATATTATAATGTCCGCCATCGTCCGTCCGCCCATCCGCCCCCGCCCCAAAGGTTTTGGTAGTAAACCAAATAATTACTATACCCTTCATTCAGACGGAAATAATGCATTCACACTTCTCCTGAATGAAGATGATAGAACGTCTATGGTTGGTTTCAAATTCAAGAATGACGCGAAATTCATAGCTCAGATGATTGAGACTCATTATCTCCAGAACAAAGAGTGGCCGGAAACATACGGCTCTCTTATACTTCCGAACCCTCCCGATCGAAATGCCGAATTGTCCTGTTTGTATATTCATTCATGGGATTTTGAAGATTTAAAAATTGTCTGCACCCGAAATATGCTCGATTTGATTTCGGTCGAAGGAATAGTCGACACGAAGAATGGTCATTCATTTACCGGAAATTTGTTTAAATTTGATGCGCCCGCTCAATTTTATCAAGAACGGTTCGAGGAGCTCATGCCGTCGGAACGTGAGCAAGACCCCTGAGAACCGCCTTGGTATAGGACGCACACAGAACAAAATGGATATGGGGCCAATCGAGCGCATCCATCTTCCCCAACTCAATACCCATAGGATTCGTGTTAATATCACGAACCATATTGACTGACTTTGCCGGGTCCCCCATCATCTCGGCCAAGTCCATCATCTGACTGAGCCAGTCTACATGCGACTTGTTCTTGGGGTCGAAAGCGTTGAGGAATTTTGAGGTAATTGACATTTCTATCATTATGTTCAACTGTTTTAACTGCAAGTTGGATTAGAAACAACCGTGACTGACTGCGAAACCAAAGACCCATTTTTTTTATATTGCATCGACTTAGTACACGTATTTAGATCCGCACCAGCAGCAGAATATGTAGTTACAATTTGATCATAGGTTGGACTCGAGGTGAGACCAACTTGATTAATTGTTCCAGTGCATGTAGTACAAGTCTTGCAAATTCCGAGAGTTCCCGGACTACTCACCTGACCACCCGTACACGGTGTACAGCCAGCGATCGTGGTTGTTCCGGCGAGAGACGTAGTATTGGTTGGGCATATCGAACACGTGTTCGTTCCATAATATCCTGCATTACACGTGCACGAGTTGTTTTTGTTTAAAGTTGCAGGTGACAGTGTGCCGCCTGGGGAACACGATGCGGCGGTGACTGGAGTATATGAACAACCTGTAGAATTTATATAATATGTAGTCCCCAATACTGCCACGGGACTACAAAACGAGCAAGTTCCATCCGAGGTTAGAGTAGCGAGAGTAATAATTCTATTTCCAGTACACCTTGCAACTGCATTGCTCACACCTTTTACAGCACATCCAGTCGCACTGGTATAATATGTACTCCCCAATACTGCCGCGGGACTACATGCAGTGCAAGTTCCATCCGAATTCAGGGTCGCAGCAGTAAATTGTTGGTTTCCACTACACGTTGTGACAGTCACCGGTGAACGATCACACCCAGTCGCATTGGTATAATAAGAAGTTGTTCCATCTGCCGGATTACTGCATGGAACACATGTTGAGTCTGCGATTGAGCTCCCGGGCGTGAACGATTTGTTTCCACACGTCGAAGCCGTAAATGACCAGTTTGCACATGCATTCGTTCCTCCAACGGAATACTGAATTCCTGTACATGCCGTGCACTTTCTGTCGTTACTCGCAGTTGCGGCTGTAAAACCGTGCCCTGCCGGACACGTCGTGGGACCTGTCGCCGCCGCACATGGTGCTGTTCCATCAGACCACTGACTCCCTGTACATGCGACACACGTATCACCGGTGACTGTTCCTTGACCAGGCGGACATGTAAATAATACAGGACTTACCTTGCTCTTCTTAACTATGATATGGTCTGGAATAACATACTCATTAGAATTGTAAATTACTTTATCGATAGCAACCGTGGTTGTTGTCCCTGAAGGCGGCGTGGTGGCGATTATATATTCTACCATTCCATGCCCTCCAACCAGGAGCTCTTTACGAACTCCATATATTTGAGATGGCGTGTACGGAGGCGAGCCCCCAATTGATCCAGCATTTGTCCAAATTTTGTAATTCAGATCAGCGGCCGATTTGTCAACATCTCCGGGAGCCTGTATAAGTGTATATCCGACGCCCGCAATATCATAGCCTATATTAACAAATGTATAGTTATAATCTGCGGCAACATCTGTAGAAATATAATTGCTATTATTTTTATAAAATATTAGTAGAAATATTACAATTATAAATACAATTAGTATCATCTATAGTTACAAAAGGAAAAAATTCGTGTCACACGACTGTCAGAAATTTGTGTACCTCTGACAGCTCACCACAATGAGTCACCCGTACCGAAGCTTCGTGCAGGCTGCGTTTGCAAAGGCGATCGGCTCCGGCCCGACCGCTCGAAACGCTGAAATCTCAATCGTCAACTGGACCCGCGAGCGAGTTCCGTACGAGGATGCGTCATGGGAAAGTCCGAGATTTCGAACGCAGTACAAAGGCAAGGCCATGGGTCTCATGAAGGAACTCGAACGGAGCGTGACGACCATAGTTCCGAACCTTCGAGTCGAGGGCGATCGAGTCGTCTTCGAATACAGCTTTGTTCCGCAGCTTGTTCGAAAGCTTCAGCTCAAGCAGCTCGATGCCAAGCGACTCGCGTGGTACTCTGCGGACATTCTCTGGCCTGATGGTCCTATGGCTCTCTCTATTGTCAAAAACAGAGAACGTGATATGCACCTTGAGCGAATCAAGGCGCGCGAGAGCGACTACGACGGTATTCTGCAGTGCCGAAAATGCAAGTCGAACAAGACGGAGTACTACCAGCTCCAAACTCGTTCGGCCGATGAACCGATGGTGCGTTTTCTTAGCTTTTTCTTTCCGAACGCTTCTGACACCCTTTTCCAGACGACCTACGCTACGTGCAAGAAGTGCGGGAACAAGTGGAAGTGCTAAAATGTTTTATCCTCATTTCAGGACGCTCGATATATAGTTGTTTTAATGTTTCAGAAAGTTTTGCTTTTCTTTCAACCGTCCACTGAAGTTTCCTTTTTTCAACCATTTCTTCTCTTTTTTCAGACCACATTTTCTTAGAAATTTTTGAAAGAATTTGTTTCGTTTCATCCGAATGACGTCCTCCCAGACCACCCTCTGTCAAGTTATATCCGTTAGGACTCATAGTATTATATTTTTTTATCATTTCCATTTCTTTTTCATTTATTTCTTCTTGGCTACAGTTTTCAGATTCCCATAAAGCTTCCATGTAAAAACAGTCTTTGCCATATTTCTTAATAGAATTTTTCAGTTTTGAGCATGTTTTATTATTCAAACTACAGTGTTCCTGGAAACGAACAAACATATCTCGACTTGTCTGGCCTATATATTTTTTACCATTGATTAAGTTCTCGATCTTATACACTATTCCTTTCATTATGCACTAAGCTATGACTATCTTTAGCTAATTAAAATATAGCGCAAGTTTAATGAATACTTATCAGATTCACATAGATACCGGGTCGACCCTCAACGTCGCCGGGGCAAATACTCAGCCCATAGTCTCCAAATCGAACACGAACCCTTTCCAGTGCACAGTATTGCTCGGAAACCGTCACCGTGCATTTCGTAGCGTGACGCTAAAAAATGCTCAAATTCCCATAGGTTACTATAACGTCAGGGCCCCGTACAACACCATAACTTTCGGGTCGACGACCTACACCATCAGCCCCGGAAACTACAGTTCGACCACCTTCCTGGCCGCCCTCACTTCCGCGACGACCGCTATAGGATCATGGAGCTATGTTCCAGCGACGAATCAGATCCAGTTTACATCATCGAGCGGGTCCGTGACGCTCGTCATGCCGACCGGTCTGACTTACCCGAGCCTCGCGAGCCTGCTCGGATTCGTCCCGAGCCAGACGCTTACAGGGACGACCCTCGTTTCCCAGAATTCGTACATAATCAACTTTGATACGTACATTTCTATTTTCATAGAGAACCTGGGAACTTCTTCACTCGAGCCCTCCCAGATTACCTTTAAGATTCCAATCAATGTTCCGGGAGGTTCTATTATGCAATGGGCCGACAACTCTCAAAACTCGCAGATTGTCTGCGTGACTGACCGGAATGCCCGGGTCGATCGCCTGAACATTACGGTCCTTGATCGTTTCAGGAATATCCTGAATAATAACGGCCTCGATTGGTCATTCACTCTCGATGTCGAAAGTGACAATTAAAATATCTATTAAAGTTAAATGAATATTGACGGGACGATTGGAAGTAAGTATCAGCTTCCGATCACGACCCGTCCGTACGACTTTGGGACGGACGCTATCGAACGCCAGCGTGTCTCCCTGGGTGGTTCGCTCATCGACGCCGATTTTGAGTACGGCCTACAGGCTACGAAATGGCAGAGCTACGCAGATTTCCGCAAGACGCCATCTTTTTTTGAAATTCCCGGAACGGATGTTCCCATCACGTCAGTGACCGCAACGACTGTGACATTGATCACAGTCGTGACCACTATTACTCCAACCTTAACGACGACCACAACCGGAGCGACCGGTTCCACAACATCTATAACTCTTCTTCCGGGATCGTTCGGGGCGGGTGCAACCGCAATTACTCTCGGACAGACCGTCATAGTGTCTCCTATTACTGGTCTCGCCGTAGTGACTGCAGTAAATTCACCTACGAGCATAACAATAACATACCCCACCCAGACAGCTCCCACAGTTGCAGCCGCCGCGGCAATGAGTTTCTATAGTTCGGTCGTTCCGAATGTTGGGTCTGTAGTGAACGTGTCAGGTCTGGCCAACGGTGTACAGGATGCGAACCGGGCCGAAGGGTTTTTCATGGTCACAGCCGTCAGTGCGACAAACCCTGCAGCGTTTCAATACAATACCAAGGGTGGAAACGTATCTGGCAGCACCATCTCAACCTCCTATACGGTCATTCGGCGCGGTGGAATATTTAATAATGGAGCTTGCAAGGTTCAGAATATATCATCTCTCGCAACCACGGATACCTCTGTTACCGTGCAGATGGTGGCGGGCCAAGGCCACGGTCTCATGCCCGGAACCCCGATAATTGTTGTTGGGTATTCCGGAACAAACGTCAATGGAAATTACATCGTTCAAAGTATTCCAAACAATATATCTTTTACGTACACTACGCCAACCGGCACCACCGGGACGCCCACCGGTGGCTCTATTTATATACAACCCTATGCCTACACTATTCATCGGCCGTTTGACGGAGGTGTTATCGTTTCCCCGAATATCCCGACCCACGGGGCGTCAATTGTACGTCAGTCCAAGAAGGTTTTCCGTTACCAGTCTGGAAAGGGACTCCTCTGGTCTTCCGGAACACTCTTTTGCCCGAATAATGACATTGCGAACCTGACCTACTCGGCAGGCGTTATCACCGTAACGTCGGCTATTCCTCACGGCGCACCGCAAGCTGGTGCGACCATTCAGATCAAGGGGGTGGTTTCGAGTGGATACAATGGAACCTATACGATCGCATCGATCATCGGAGACACGCAACTGACCGTGAGCAATACGTCACCCATCACAGACGCAACCGCGACCCTCGGTGATCAGCCCCGCTTCGTCGTGCCATCCTGGCACGGCTCGTCGGTTCGGGCCGGGTGTTTCGACGATCAGAACGGAATGTTCTGGGAGTATGACGGACAGACACTCTGGGTCGTACGACGTTCGTCTACGTTCCAGCTCGCCGGAACAATAACCATTGCTGCAAATTCGAACAATCTTAATGGATCTGGATCCAGGTATCTAAATCAGCTCAAAATAAATGACCGAGTGGTTATTCGTGGAATGACCTATCAAGTGACCAGGGTCAACACGGTGAATAATTTAAACATCAATCCTCCCTATCGAGGAGCCAGTGACATTACTCTCGGTGTGACCATGTGCAAGGTCGTCGAGACTCGCATACCCCAGAGCCAATTTAACCGCGACACAATCGACGGTCTGGGGCCGAGCGGCTACAAGGTTGATCTGACCAAGATGCAAATGATCGGACTCCAATATACCTGGTATGGAGCGGGTTTTATAGACTTTATGATTCGTGGGTCGGACGGAAACTGGGTCTACGTGCACAGGTTTCGCAACAACAACGTAAATGACGAGGCCTACATGCGAACCGGAAATATGCCCGTGCGTTACGAAATTTGTAACGAGAGCGTCGCGGCGGCGTCGCTTCTCGCGGTTGCTATCCCGGATGCGTCTTCAGTCGCGCCTATAGTCCTGTCCGATCCTACGACTTATTGGCCGACGTCTGGGGTTGTCATGATTGGGGGTGAATTTATTTCATACACTGGAAAGTCTGGAAACACACTGACAGGTATAGGCCGTGCCGCAACACTCAATTATAACATAGCCGATACGTCATACTCATTTGCAGGGTCGACGGGAGGAAGCAGGTCGGCGGGCGGGGTCAGTACTGTGAACCTCGTCAGCTGTACGTGCGGCCCCAGTCTTACGCACTGGGGGTCTGCACTCCTCATGGATGGAAGTTTTGATTCGGACCGCGGATATTTCTTCAACTACCAGGTGAATGCCGCGGCGGCCGTGACTGCGGGGACGACCGTGAACCTGTTTATGTTGCGTCTCTCACCGTCCGTATCGAACGGTGTCGTCGGAGACATAGGTACGCGCGACCTTCTCAATAGGGCCCAGCTTCTGCTTCAGCGTCTGGACGTCTTTGGTGGATCGTCTTCTGCGTCTGCTGGTTCAACCGGAAGTATGGTCGTTTCTGGAATACTAAACCCGTCCGGTCTTTCAGTCAGTTCATGGAATGCTATAAACGCGGCCGGTAACGGATCACAGCCGAGCTTCGCTCAGGTCGCCACGTCATTCACGGGCAGTTACATCGCGGGTTCTGGGGAGCGTATTTTCTCAACAATCAGCAACAACGGTCAAAACTCGATCGACTTGTCGAACCTCAAGGAGGTTTGCAACGGGGTCATTGGAGGAAACCAGATGTTCCCAGACGGTCCAGATACTCTTCTGGTGCAACTCAGCGTTCCGACCGGGTTCCCGGCCCTCGCGTCGTATTCGGTCAATTTGTTCTGGACGGAAGCTCAGGCTTAATTAAAATATTTGGAAATAGTACCAATGCCCCGCGGTCGCCCAGCAGCACCCAAAGCCCCCACGAAGTTCCTGAACTCCAAGCGCCGTACCATTTACATGACGGCCAACGGCAAGTACATTGCCAAGTCCGAGAAGGGCGCGACCGTCTACAACCCCAAGGCGCGCCACGTCAAGAGCCCAGGCGGCACCGTGCGTTCCCTGCTGAACTCTGGTGCCCGCGTGCCCACAGCCATTCGCCCCAAGGCTATCCGGGCCCGCCGCTCCAACGCAGGCAAGGCTCGTGGCCCCCGTGCCTACAAGTCGGCCGCTATGGGTGTGTACTACAAGCACCCCATCGGCCCCAAGCGCCGCGGTCGCCCCCGGAAGCACATGGTGAGCCCCAAGGCTGGCCTCGGTCTGGGTGCCCTGTTCAAGTCCCTGAGCGGTGGCAAGCTCGGCCCCGTGGCGCGCCGTTACAAGGCCACCCTGGCTCGCAAGACCAAGCTGGCTCGCAAGCGCGCCGCCAAGAAAACCCCCATGGAGCGTCTGATGGCTTCCCTGAATTAAATAGTTGTAAATAATACAAAATGGTAGGTCCCGTCGCACGTGAGTATCGCAAGAAACTCGCCAGCCGCGGCTCAAAGGTTGCCCCGGTGGCGACCGATTTTATGAACTTTAAGCACCGCGTCATTTACAAGAGTCAGGCCGGAAAGTACTTTGTCAAGACCGACAAGGGCATGGCCTACAAGCCCAAGGCGAAGTTTTACAAGAACCCAGCCGGTTCGACCGTTGCGACCAAGTATGTGAAGAACCTCACAAATATCCCGGCCGCCATTCGCCCTAAGTTTGAGCGCAAGGAGCGCGCCAACAAGGGTGGTGTCCGTCTGCCCTATGAAAAACGCGCCGGGGGCGTTCGCGTTCAGCACGTGAAACGCACGGCCTACATTGGCAAGCTTCACGAGGGGTACTCTCCCGTGAAGCGCCGGGGACGCAAGCCGAAGAGCCCTGCGATGAACAGGAAAATGGCTCTTCTCTTGCACGCGACTCGGGTCGGAGCCGTGGGTCGCCCTCGTGGCCCACGGGGTCTGCACCTTCTCGCACAGGCTGCGTAATTTTTAAAATAAAAAGATTAAAAGCAGGTAACAGAATGCTCAGAGTATGGACTGATATAGGCGCCAAGCGCCCAGTCGCTCTTCTGGCAAAAATTGTTGAACAGAAAGGTTCATTTTTCATCATCAGATATTTGTCCGAGTCTGATGATAAAATTTGGCGCTATGAAGAAGACACGTATACGATCGACGAAGATCAGATACAGGAAGACTTGGATACGACCCATGAGACCGACTTGGGGTTTCGCCCAGTCGGAGAAGATGGATTTATAAAAATTTGTGACGAGTTAAGTGAAGATGAATTATAAAAGTTGGTATTTATAAATGAAGATTAACCCAAAGACTATCGCAATTGTACTCGCCGTGATATGTGTTATTATTCTTGTAGTATTTTTTCTAACAAAGAAAGGCGTCGTTGAGCAAGTACAATTGGTATATAGAGGAGCAAAAGGTGTTGTCATTCCAGGTCCTGTCATTCCTCCAGGACGCCCACTCTACAAGCCAACTGATCAGGAAATAGTGATTGCTAAATACTGGTAAAAATTTCTTTGCACTTTAATATGGAGAATAGAATTGTTGTTATTCTTCTTATATTTTTAGTTTTTTTGTTATATGTAAAAAGTACGAGTAAATATGTTATGACTGATACGGACGGTTCGTGGCATTCCCAGTATCAGACTATTGGCATGGATATTGATGCTACATATCCAGCAGCAAGCAAAATTCTTGGCCTAGGAAATGATGTTGATTTGAAACAGGATCAAGTGAATTACAAAATTTGGACAGCCGCATCATCCATTCAGAATGGACTAAGTAACGGCGGTGGTGCGAGTGGTATTTGGGGGTTCCGTAAGCAACTTCTGAAAGAAGGCCACGGAACTCTTGAATATTTATTGGTAGACCCCACGAGTTATATGAATCGCAAGGCAGTCGCTATAGATACTATTGTGTACCCGGATCCCGGTGGAACAACCTACGTAATTCCAGATTATATAATTGTGAGAACGAGTACCATACCACCAACGCTTACATGCGATACGAATGCGACACCGAGTGTTACACTTGACATTAACGGCCAGCCTGTATCATGTGCCTGCATTGCTGGATATTACGGAAACGGATCGGTGTGTGCCATTTGCCCACAGAATGCTTACTGTACAACTGGAGTCAGTACTTGGACTGCGTGCCCGAATGGAGGAATTACAGGGGTACCAGGAGCTACCACAGTGAACGCATGTTACGCGGCGTGTGCTACAGCTCCAGGAGGAACAACCGTGTCGATAGGAACTACAACCAACCCAGGTCAATGCTCTTGTAACGCAGGATATTATGGCACCGGGGCCGTTTGTGCCCAGTGCCTCGCCGGAACATACAGTTCAGCCGGGGAGACTGGGTCGTCGGTGACAGGATGTCCTTCATGCGGCCAGGGAAGTTCTACAAGTCCAAACGGAAACACAACAGCCGGTGGTAACGGTGCCACGGCATGCCCGCAGTGTGCTGTAGGGTATTACAGCAACGGAACAAAAAATTCATCATGTCCAATTTGTACTAATGGTAAAGGAACTGGTCAGAATACACCCGGCGCACGAGACTGCACGGCATGTCCGGCTGGTAAATATGGCTCCCCGACCGCGGCCACAGGTGTATGTAATAGTTGTGTTACAAATAGATACACAGCTGGAACCGGTTCGACTAATATAAATCAGTGCCTCAATTGCCCCGCGGGAAGTTCGACAGCCACGCCAGGACTCTTATCGGCCTGCACCGCATGCCCATCTAATCAATCAAGTTTGGCGGGTCAAAATTGTTTAGATTTCGCGGGAGCGGCCGCACTGACCCAGTACCAGAATACAAATGCGCCATGCCAGGGAGTTTGGCAGCTGTCGTTACCTGCATCGCCGTGTCCAACAACTTGCCCGTTTGCCGGTGGACCTGTGGCGGGTGCCGTTTATACGTGGTCTACGAGCGTTGCCGCAGGCACAGGCGGAAACTGCCCGCAGGCTTTGCAAGGAACGTCGAGCGCGGCTCCAGTTTCATGCGGTGCAAATAACTGCCCGTGCACAGGAGGGTACACGCTTGCCGGGGCACCGGTCGCGTGTCCAACGACTTGTGGGTATGCTGGAAATGCTTCAGCTCCAGGAATAACCTATACTTGGCAGACGACGGCGCCTAAAACCGGAACCGGACAGTGCCTCGGTGAGACGACTCAGACCACATCTGCATCTACACAGAACTGTTCGATAGTTCCTATAACTACGTGCATGCCTATTACACTTACGTGCATGGGAGGAACTGGAGCCGCTGGCCCTGCGACTGTTACATATAGCCCAAATCCTCTCGGAATAACTCTTTCTGGGGGTATACAAGTGTGGACTGTTCCAGTTACTCGAACATATAAGTTTGTTGTTACAGGTGCTGGATCTAACTTGGGTGCATCTGTGTCTGGTAGTATCAGTCTTACCGTCGGACAAATTGTATATTGTGTAGTAGGTCAGGTCTACGGCAGCGGCGGCGGCGGCGGCGGGTCGTTTGTTTTTATAGGAACTCCTAGTACATCTGTTCCATTTATAGCTGCAGGAGGCGCGGGTCACTGTATCTCACCCAATGCGGACATGCGCACCAACTCCGCCGCACCATTAAATTTAACAGGTACAGCGAACGCCGGAGCGGGCGGCGGAGGCTTCGCAGGCAGTGCTGGAGGTAATGGAGGATCACCCTACGCATGTGCAGGCGGCGGTAGTGGCGGTGGTGCTTATGGTATTATATCCCTTTTAACTAATTTTAGTATTAGTACTGCAGCATTTGGAGGAGTTGGTGTTGCATCAGGAAGCTGCACGCCTGGTGGTGGTGGATATAGCGGCGGGGGTGGAGGATGCGGTTTTGCGGCTGGAGGTGGTGGTGGTTCATTTATTAATAACGGTGGTTCTACGTGGACTGGTACCAGCATTGTACAGTCTGCGTCTGCTTCCGGTTCTATCGTCATTTCTTAGCTCTTCGGTCTTGCATCAACAACCATGGCCCCTGCATTCGAGCTTTGTGCAGACTTGGACTTTCAAAATTTATAAAAACTTCGGGAGAAAATTCAATATACCATTGATATTCCCCATTTTCTCGAATTGAAAAAGATTTTTCATCAATCTTTTTCAATTTTGTGACGGCCGACACATAGTCGTTCGCATAGACAACCGTACCGTGTTCGAACCTGAATGGCTTTGGGTCGTCTTTATAAAAAAACCAGTTCATTTCGCCTTTCTCGTAATACCGAGTGCACTCTCTAACTTTGATGATGCTCGGGCGAGTGGCTTGTCGCGTTTGAGTCTGAGCGAGTCAGCCGTAGGTGTCGATTCTTCGATCGCCTTCATTCTTCCAGGACTCGGCGTCGATTTCGAAGGCTTTTGAATTTCAATCTTTTCTTCGGTGACCGGAACGTACCTGTGTTCGAACGGCCAGTGAATCACGGGCGGCTCCACCTTCCCACCAAACTTTCTGAATTCTTCAATTGTCAGGGTTCCTCCGAAACACTGGAGCATCTGCCGTTTTGGAGCTTGCCACAATGGCTCGTAGTGCCCTATCGACTGGAGACGCATCATTGCCAGAATAGATGTAATTTCTCCTTTCCGAGCCGTATCCATGTCGAGCGCATAGGCCTTTGTGCACGACCATGAACAAAAGTTCCCTATGGTACTGTATCTTTTACGAAGATCATCATATTTTAGGGGAAGATGGAATGGGAGACCGTTTTCGTGAGGGTGGACACACCACCAACACACTAACGTCATTTCAAATAAAATCACAATATCCTTTATGAGACTAATAATTCCTATTTTATTAATTGTACTTTTTGTACTTTTGTTCATCATAGTCAAACCTCGTAAGAAGTCAATTTTGACGCCTGATTTACCTTGGGCAACTCCAGAGGCTCTTAATGCATACTTAAAAACTCACTAACCTTATTAAAGAATGCTTCTATCTATCGACTGTGGTATAAAAAATTTGGCGATGTGTCTGATTGACCCAAAGACGCGCCGTATTTCACACTGGGATGTCTCAGGTGTGCCACCCAAGCATGCAGATGGTATTTTTCCAAATCTTGTAAAACACCTCAACGAGAAGCCCTGGATTCTTGACGCGACGACGGTTATTATAGAAAAACAGCCCGACAGGAATCGCTCTATGAAAGGGGTCGAAAACCTGCTTCATACGTATTTCCTTGTCAAGGAGAAGGATGTGACCATTTGGGACGCTCGCCACAAGGTTCCAGACGTGGCCGGCCCTGGAAAGGCGCGATACGCCCAACGCAAAAAGACATCCATCGAGCGAGCCCGGGCTTTTATTGTCGAGTCGAACCAAGAATGGGTCACCTTTTTCGACAAGCACAAGAAGAAGGACGACTTGGCCGACACGGTCATGCAGGCTCTGAGTTTTATAAACAAAAAGCCGGTCACCGAGACTTTGAAACCATCCAAAGGGTCGGCACCTCGGCGACCGACCGAGAAACAGACTCTGTCGAAATACAGTAAGGCAAATCTTGCCTGGCTCTACAAAACGGGAGCAAAGCAGGATGCGCGGTTCAAAAAAGACCTTGCACGGTATTATCAAAATATTGAAGAATTAAAACAGGAATTTAAGCTAGACGGTCAAGGAGAGAGCCGCCAATGCCAGAGCTGATGCTGAAATCACGCTGCTGGCTCTTGACAAACTGCGCATCACCGCACAGACCGCCTGGGGTCAGATCCTGGGTATAGTACGCCGAGTCGGCTCCTGGACCCGGGACGCAGTTCAGGCCGTTCTTAATGTCAAAAATGCTGGCCACTCCATCCATGACCGACTTTCCTGGGTTAATGGTAATGTCGGCACCACCACGGGAAATATAGTTGCTCGTCCGACCCTTGAGCAGGATATACAGAATTACAACAAGCAGGGCAATGATCGCCACCTTGCTAAACTTCATCTTCATTTGCATTTGGTAGACATTATTTTTGGGAACATGCGTTAAAGCTACCAACCTTCTTTCTTTAAACATTCCATATGGACATTAGTTTTGATACTCGCGAAGGAACCAACATGAATCTCAATGATGACGAGTCGGCCCTGCTTGACGAGATTTCTATCCAGCTTCCGACGAAACGAGTGCCCGTCAAGCCCAAGCCAGCCCGGCCAAGCCCTTTCGCCAAGCAGGCTCCTGGGCCATCTATGGGCAGCGGGCCTCCTGATGATGGCATGGATATGTTCATGAATCCTGACAAGCGTACGTCGGCTCCTCCTCCGCCTCCTGAGGAATATGACGGCGGTGAGGATCCTGACGAGTACGACCAGCAGGAAGGCGGCGGAGGCGGGGGTGAGCAGATCCCGTCTGACGGATACAAGACCATCGAGGACGAGAAGGCTGACTTGCTGAACAAGATTGCCCGTCTGAACAAGAAGGGTGTCCAGTCCAGCCAGCGCCTGACGATCTTCTCGGACATTGAGGAGATTCGCACAGAGTACAAGCGTATGACGTATTCGATCGAGGTTGAGCGTTCGATCAAGTTCCAGCGTCGTATGCTTGTGGCATGCGTGACTGGCCTCGAGTTCCTGAATGACAAGTTCGACCCGTTCGACGTTGAGCTGAACGGGTGGTCTCAGAACACTATGGAGAATATCGAAGACTATGACGGCGTTTTCGAAGAGCTTTATGCCAAGTATCGCACGAAGATACAGGTCGCACCAGAGGTCAAGCTCATTATGATGGTGGGCGGTTCGGCTATGATGTTCCACCTGACCAACTCGATGTTCAAGGCGGCCGTTCCAAACCCGACACAGGTCATGCAGCAAAACCCCGAGCTGATGCGCAACATGGTCGATGCCGTCCAGCGGTCTCAGATGCCCGGTGCGGCTGACCCTCCTGCGGGCGGTCTCCGTCGCGGTGAGATGCGCGGACCCGGCATGGACTTTGGGTCTCTTATGAATATGATGGGACCTCCGCCAGCTGTAAACTCTCGGCCTCCCAGGCCAGACGATGATGACGTCTCGGACATTGTTTCGATCGACGCCGGGGGTGAATCCCGCGAGGTGAACGTAAAAACGCCTCGCGGTCGCAAGACCAAGAAGAAGGAGGTATCGATCTAAATATTTTGAACCCGCAGGGTTCTTGTTTAGAGAGGGCTCCGCCCCGCAAAGTCCTTCGGACTTTGAATTTTTTCCTCAACCTAAAATAAGATGGGAGTTCCCATGGCTCCCTGGGGGCCTCCAGTAACCATTCCACCAGTATACATCCCACCGACGGTGCAACCCCCTCTGATCAAACTTCCGGCTCTTCCAGGCTCGGACAACACCGAGTGTAATTATCTCGTGATGTTCTTCGTGGCTGGTGTTTTCCTTATGGCTCTTGGCGATTCTATGAAAGGCAGGGCTTGATTGTTGCGACCGAAATAATTTCAGCCAGGCTCTTCTCATAAAGAGACGTCTGGTGGCTCCAGTGCGGGCTTGTAATATCTCCTCCAGTTTGCTGCATTTTAATACATGTCAAGATAAAAATTGACATTTTCCTTTTCCAAAAACTTCATCTGCTGGGGTCTTCAGAGGTTCTAAACCTCCGAACCCGCCTTCCCTGTAGACCACGCATCTCTTTCGGTACATTGAGTACAGAACGGACCAGTGGTCTACAATATCATATATGAGAGGATCGTTCGTCTTTCCGGGAGTTTCACGCATAATTCGACCGATCGACTGCTTAATGTCAGACTTGGGAGTCGAGAGTATGACCGTGTCGAGCGCTGGAATATCCAGACCCTCGTGTGCGAGCTGAAACGTCGCAATGACTATAGGCTTTTTCGATGACTCGATCAGATCGGCCTCTTTCATTCCTCCGACATACAGTCCCGACTTAGAGCCAAATCTTTTATGTAACTCAAAGCAATGTTCGCGCCGATCGCTAAGAACCAGAACCCGCCTGTTCATTTCCACTGCCCCTATAGTCGTCTCGACTATCAGGTCGTTCCGTTCGACAATGTCAGTCAGGGCTGTGATCATCCCGGCCATGTTAATCTTCCCAAACCTCGTCACCGGTGGGGCTTCCTTGAACGATTCATGCGAGTACTGAATAGGAACAACGCGCGTCTGAGCCTGGTTCGCTCGTTCGACCCGGAAGAACTCAGGGCCGAGGAACCAGTACAGAATCCTCGTCAGCCCGTCTTTGCGTTCTGGCGTCGCCGTCAGGCCGAGCGTAAACCGCGGACAGACCTTGAACATGAATTGCGAGAACGCGGGAGCTCCAATGTGGTGCGCCTCGTCGACGATAACCAGACCGACTGAGTCGAACGCATCCTTGGCAAAGGCCTTGGGGCCGTCACCGGTCGGGCGGATACAGAGGGTCTGAATGAGAGCAATAACATAGTCTTTTTCGACGTCAAAGACATCCCCTTGAACCCGGCCTATTGTGGCACCCGGGCAAAATTCGTTTATTTTTTCGGCCCATTGATTCGCGAGAAACTCCTTGTGGACGACAATCATCGTCCGGACTTTTAGATGTGCCGAAAGAGCCAGGGAGACTGTCGTATTGTGAGTGACCGTAAAGTCTCCAAGAACAAATCGACGGTTTCCATCAATTTCAAACCCGAAATACTCACCTACATCGAGTTTTTCGAGTTTTATTCCTACACTTAACACATCTTTAATCTGTTTTCTGGGTTCAATTTGTTTTCTTTTAATTTTACAAGGAACTTCTTCAATTCCTGACCCAGAAATAGTACATCTGTAATATGTACCCTTTTTAGGACCTCCAGGAGCATTTGTGCATGTCTTGATACACTTCTGCTTGTAGCATGCAAACCCTAACGAACGCGCCAGGAACAGGACATCATCAAGTAGTTTTTCATTCTTTTGAACGAAATCCCAACCGCCAACAATTGCCGAACCATCCGAATCAATAAGTCCCGCCAAAACTTGAAGCTGAATTTCTCTCGAGTTGCATTTGTAAATATGTGGAATATGTTTGTTTCGGACTAAACTTAAATCTCGTAAAGTCTTGTAAAAATAGTTAGGACGAGAACCCTTAATTCTGTATGTGTAACCTGATATGTAAGTCATGTACAAATCATAATTTCCCAAATTTTTATTAAAATAATGAAGTACCGTTGAATCCTGACTTGTTATTACTGCTGAATCAGACGAACCATCCCCTAACCAGTATCCAATCATGTACGGATCGAGTGGTACATCCTTGTGTAGAAATGATATAGGAACCCTGTAACCTCGCACCTCGCTATGTTTAAAAGCTTCCGACGTGTTGAGATAATCCAAAACTGAAATATCCAAAATTTTACCGTGTGTTTTGTATCTTTTTTGGACATATTTAAGAGACAAAATATGAGACTCGTTCACAATGTACGGGTCGCCCTTTGTGGGTATAACCTTGTACAATTGTTCAGTTCCGGTACATGTCGATAGAACATTCCTCGGGGTTGAATCATCTCCCATGATTAGCTCTCCGACATGTATGTCTTGAACCTTTTTGATAGTTCCGTCAAACATCATTACCGGCGTGTCCTTCCCAAGACACTTGCCGTATCCGCACGGGAGTGAAAGTACCCCACCTCCGACGGTTTCGAAAGCTCTAACGCCTCCTTCAAACGCTTCGACCTGTCTTGTTTCTGTTCGAAGACTTCCAGTAAAATTAATACCGGGACAATGAGCAGGAGCCTTTCGGGTATCCTTGGAGGGGGCCGGGGCATCAAAGTAACGTGGGATGAGAATCCGGCCTGTCCCGGGAACTTGCCGCCAGACCTTGAAGGAGGGTGCCTGTATCCCCAATGCATTCTCTACTGGTCTTACAGTGAGTACCTTCTTTAGTTCGGCCGTCTCCTGAACCAGATGCCCATTCCTGGTCAGCATTCCTTGATTGATACAAGGATCAAATGCTCTAGACCGTTCCATGACTTTTTTGTAAATTCTATATCAATAATTTCATCTTTTTTCATCTCCTGAATTGTCTTCATGCCAATGACTTTGCACATGACTCGGCCATACCGGAATGGAATCTTAATTTTAAAAATTTTTGAATCTAAAATTATGTCCATGTATTTCCGCCCATCCCAATCGTAATAGGGTTTCAGTATTTTTGCATTCATTACTATGTAAAGAGATTTCCAAAATCTTTAAAAGCCCCGCCTACGTCATCTACAAACGCATGTTTTATATCATTTCCTACTTGTGTGAGTGGTTTCTCTAATTGCGTTACAGCTCCCAGTGTTTTTATGAGCTGGCCTGATTTTACGTAGGCCCATGCCGTGTCGCCTATCGGTAGCAGAGCCTTGCCCCATTCGTCCCCGGTTGATACATAACATGATTGCAGAGTTGTCCCGTCTGGTATATATGACCCACCCGGGCCGAGGTCGGCCTGTTTTCCATCAAACCCTGTTTCGCACGAGTCTCCTGACTGGTTCTGTTTGGGCATTCTTCTGCAAAAATCTGTTCCAGATTTTTTACAGACATCTTCACTGTTCTGACAGACTCCCAAGTTTCGTATATAACTATTTCGAGCATGCCCAGATGCGGTCGTCTGGTCACCCCCGTCGCACAGTATGTGTCCGCTCACGTCTTGAATTATACACGCACCCGCGGCACCTGCTGGTAGTTTGGCCGGCTTTTCAGGTGTTCCATTTCCATATCTAAGTTTGAAAACGTCTGCGGATCTCCATTCGGTATATTGATAGTTTGGATTCCCAGCAGTCACTGGCCCAGAATAGTCACCGGGTTGAGGGTTTTCCTTCGACCAAGGTGCCGCGGCGTGACATGCCGCCTCGGTCGCATACGAACACTGCTTTTTACGATTCCCGACGCCTGGATCGACTAATATACCACCTTTCTCTGTACACAATGCGTCGAACGCTTTATCATAGAGCGCGTCGAACTCGTCTTGGTTTATAGTCGATAGCGCCGCTTCGACCATATCGGGCGTGACTCCACACTGGGTAGATAAATTTGACAACAAGTTTATAATAAAAGGATCTGGGTTTGTTGGATCTGTCATCATTTCCCACATTTTAGTCTCTACTAATATTGTCAACACATCCGGAGACCCAGAGCTACTTCCGGCTTGTAGTGCCGGCACGTCAAGAGGACCCCAATACGCCGGATAAAACCCGACGGCCGAAGACGAGTCGACTACGTCGTTTTCATCTTTTGGCCCATTGATATAACTTTCTGCTTGTATACGTTCAATATCAATTGATTGAACAAGTAAATCGGACGTTTTATTCGTCATTATATTAAGGTATCCTCCTACACCGCCTTTTTTTGACATATCCAGAGCCATTCCTCCGACGGCAATACCTATTTCTAATGCGGCAATAGGGCCTTCCATTGATGACTGGGCCGCGACCGTGGCAGTTCTTCTCGCGATGGTTGTTTCTGCGCGTGCAGCCTGTCGCGCCGCGACTTGCGCCTCTAATCGAGCCGTATTTCGTGCACCCCCAGACCATAGAGAACCGAGGCGCGTCGTTGCAAACGCACTTGCTCCTCGGGCGACCGCGCGCGACAAAAACTTTCCGAAACTCCTCTCGGGTGCTTTGATCAATGTTCTGGATCGTGTCGCTCTTAGAAAGTTTGTACTCTTTTTAAAACCTTTAATAAGACTTTCACGCCCTTTCGGGCTAAGACCTTTAATCACTTTACTCGTTGCGGCGCCGGCTGCGATTCCTATCGCACCTGGGACTGCCATCCCTTTAATCATTTTCACCACAGTCGCAATGGCCGACGTGTCTTCTGAAGTTGAACTCAAGTTTTCAAGAATTTGAGATCCGCTCGCTAAAGATATCCCTCCTGCGTTCCCTCCACATGCACCCGTCCCTGAACTTTCAGATTCTTTTTTCTTTTTTATTATAAAATATACTACAACGGCAAATATAAAAATCATGAAAAATAATGCTACTAAAATAATAGCAGTACTCATGCCTGATGTATAATTACATTATTTTTTCGGAATCATCATAAATATTAAAAACATACATAGACACAGACACACGCCACCGATGGTCCACAGAACCCACGTGGGAAGTCCGCCCGTGCATATAATTGGTATTTCTATTGCCGCACACAACCCGCTCGCTGCTCCAGCGGCGGCTGCTGCGGCTGCATCTGCCGCAAATGCCGTGGTATTACGGATCGCTCCTGCAAATTGGTTTGTAAAATCTGAATGACATTTCATACGTCCTAAACTTCCGCCACCGGAACCAGAAGATGGTGTATATGTCGCGTCAATGAGAACTGAGTTGTCCGACACAACCTCTGTGACCGTATGGGTCGTTCCGTCGAGCCCGGGTGTCCCGATGAATGTAAATGTATCGTTCTTTGTCGGATTAAACGCTCCCTGAATACACGGAACTCCTAGACATGTCTGATCTCCGCGAGTTGCGTATGTCACGATAATACCCGTACTCCCCGACCCGGCCTGTTCAATCTTAGTAATATCCACCTCGACCCCATCCGTACTATCGAGATATATACCGGCTGCGGCTAAAAATGTCGTGACGGCGAGCCCGGCAATGATAGTTCCCTTACTCGGCAAATATTTGCTCACCTTTGAAAGGCGTGATGCCTGCTTTGCCCCGGTGGCCGTAAGTTCTCCCGTTGGCTCATTTTTAGGGTTTGTTTTGCTGAGAGGTGCATTTTTCATTTCAGCCTCTGCTGCGTTTGCAGCCTCGTCTGCTTGTTTAAAAGACGTCGCAACTTCGTCGGGATTTTTTAGAGCTTTTGCAGTCAGTGCCGTGTCGGTTCCTGCGGTCGCACCTCGTCTTCCAAAATTTTTTACAGACTTTCCGAAATTTTTTAGAGATTTTAAGAGTCCAGAATTTGATCTCAAAGCTTTTGTTAAACCTGAGTCGGCTCCCTTTACAGCTCGAGCCATCTATACCTATATAAAGGAAAAAGTTTCTTACATTCAAATGGTCAAGATTGTATTCTGTCTTCCGGGCAAGACATATTCGCGTGATTTTCTGCTGTGCTGGACGGACCTGATGATGCAGGTCGCCTCGAGGGGGCATCAGGCCATGGTGAGCCAGCAGCCGACCAGGAGCGGCTGCCTCGCCTTCTGCAACGGTGATTACGATGTGGCCATGTGGATCGACCAGGACATTGTCTTCCGTCCGTCTGACTTTTTCGATCTTCTCGAGAGCCCACATGACGTGACGGCCGGGCTCTACGTCCGTGATCCGACCCCTTCCAACCCCGGTCCCGAGTTTACTGCGGTCAAGGATGGAAGCCACCTGAAGCCCGATGATTCCCATGAGGAACAGTACACTCAGGTTGAAAAGACCGGCCTCGGCTGGATTCTCATGCGCAAGGGTGTCCTTGAGGCTATCGAGGGCCCGCCGTTCTGGAGCACCGAGCCAATGTCCGACGAGGATGCCTTTGCCAAGAACGTCAAGGTGCCAATCTACGTGGATACGAAGATGCGTGTAGGTTCGCAAAAATTCCTCGTCATCTAAATAAATGATCGACTGGCTCGAGGGAGATCTCGGCAGCTTTGATGAAGCGACCGGAGACATTCTCAGAGTCTATGCCCGCCCAAAGACCATGGGACGCGCAGAATATCGATACACGTGCGAAAAAGCCATTGAATATCAGGACTGGGAAAAGGCTCAGGGGGAGTGGGAAAAATTACCATCAGAAAAAAAACAAAATTTAGATTTGAAAGTTCAATTGGAATTCCAAAACTTTATGGATATACGAGAGGGTCTCCTTGCGACCCTTAGCGACTATCGAGGCTTTATAGATATAAAATCAGAATTTATGAATGTGATAAAGTCGGTCGAATTTAAATAGACTGAAATATAAATGGAAACAGTCCGATATGTCATGGCTGATTCAAAAGATCGCGACGTGAATCTGTACCCGAACGGGAATGATTACTATGTCCACCTGGCCACACCGATAAAGAACGTAAGCCGTGTCGATCTGGTCAGTGCGCGCGTTCCAAACACTATGTATAACTTTACAAACATTTCCGGAGAAGAGAACATTTTGATTGATGGAAACAGTGTATATTTACCAGATGGGTTCTATACGGCTCAGGGGTTGGCCGACGCAATCACTGCAGGCTCGACCTACCAACCAGTCACGGTTGATTACCTCCCAAATGAGGGTCATTTTATATTTTCAACGGATGTAAGCATCTCTATAGTAATAGTTTCGCAACAACTTGCGAACATGCTAGGACTTATACAAGGTGACCCTGGATACACAACAACACTCGCAGATTCAAACTACCCTGCCTATGCCGGAAAATACGTTTTGATATCTGAAAAAATCATAAATCTTTCAGTCAATGATTACATCTATCTGGACATTACAGAATTCAGAACTCCGAGCCGCGTGGCGACCGGTGCAATCACGGGAACGACCGGCACAATCACAGGGTCGAATGCGGGCAGGGCCTTCGCGCCCATCATAATAGACGTGAGTTCAGCCTGTGTCAAGAACTTCCACGAGGCCAAAGATTACAACATATCCGTATACTTTCCACAACCTATAGGGAAACTGAGCCGTCTGCATGTCAAATGGTACGACAAGGACGGCCAATTGCTCAACTTTCGAGGGCTCGACACGAATGCATTCGTCCTGCGTGTGTATAGCATCGATGAGGTTCCACCTCCACCACCCCCAAAAATTGAGGAAGTGGAGCTCAAAAGGCTCATTGATGTGACTGAAACTTTTCCCATTCCCAAGCCTCAAAAAAGGCGAAAGATTCCGTGGGTCCTGATAGTTTTAATTCTTTTAGGATCTTTGTTTGCTTATAAAACCTTTTTCAAACCTGCAATTTCAGAATAAGCATCCTCCCGAAAGTCCCACGGGACCGGCTGAGACTCTTCGTCTTCGTCCTCGTAGTCCTCCTCTTCGACTATAGTTGAATATTTCGGTGTTTTTGGGTGATATTCATCCTCGTCGCTCTCGTCGTCTTCAATCTCGAATATTCGGATCTGGGTCATCCTCTAATTGCTTATCGATAGCTTTTTTAAGCATAAATTCTGCGGGAGATTCAGGCTCCCATTCATTCCAAGAGTCTGCACATTCGTTCATCTTGACCGCCATATCGTCTTCCCCTTCGTAACGAGACCATTCTTGGTCTTCCTCGTCCTCGTCTTCGTCTTCTTCCTCTTCCTCCTCCTCTTCGTCGTAAATCTCGGGATACAAAGAACCAATCTGCTTTCCGAGGACGTTCCGGGCGGCATACATCATACCCATGCGCATGTCCTGGGCGGTGATCTCATTCCGACCACACGACTTGGCGTAATGAGCCCCGAGAACAGTTGCCGATTCCATAACTGGAA